CTTTTAATTAAGCAAGAAATATGTAAAACCCGAAGCGTTCTACATTTTTATTTATCTCAGATATTCTCTAAATTGCGAATATTTGACCATTTCTTTAGTTTTTCTATTTTTGCTTTACTAGCTATTTCAATATTAGTATAGCTAACAATATCCATACTTTGTAATATATCTATCATGGCCATTAAATCGCCTAGTTCTTCTTCCAAGTGTTCCCTATTAGTTTTAGGTTTTCCTGGCTTAAGATTGTCTAGGCCAAAGCGGCTGATTTTACTTATCGCTTGAATAACTTCTGCACATTCTTCTTGGAGAATGTCCATTACTTCTTTAGTTTGTGAATCCATTGTAGTTACCTTAGGAAAATCGATTGGATTATCTGTGTTTGTGTAGTGCATTTTATTACCTTTGATTTGCAAATGGGGATAGCATCTCGCCACTATATGTAGTTGAAGTACGCAGAGTATTATAGACATTCTGAATACCTACCGCTTGATTCCATGCATCTTCTAACGCATGGTGAGCAGTAACTGGTGGACGTTGCGGATTGATACCTAAATCAAATGCTGTGCGTACATCACGTACTTCCCAAAACTTCCACGGAATAGCACGATTGATTTTACGATATACGTGTTCGCAGATGATAATATCGAAACAACTACCATTTGCCCAAACACGCTTTGCACCCCAACAGAATTTATAAAGTTGCTGGAACGCATCTTCAATATCAATTCTTCCTTCGGGATCAAAAGCGGCTTCTTGTGCCGCTTTGCTTTGATTGGCCCACCAAGCAATAGTGTCATCACTAGTCGTTAGTCCAATCCTATCACAGCTATCAATATCTACTTTAACATAGAAGCTGTCCATTTTTGGTTCTTGTAGTTCTCTACCAAATGGATCAAATTTCACAGCACCTATGGTAAGTATTGTGGAATCAGGAGTTGTGTTTAGAGTCTCCAAATCTATCATAATGTCAGTATTCATATTAACATTATAGCAGACTTAGTTGACAATGTCAATACATTTTTTTAGGTAATTGTTGATCTCTGAGCTTCTTTTTCCAACGTGATTTGGCGGCACCCTTCTTACGTTTGCGTTCAGTCGTTGGTTTTTCGTAAAACTCTTTCTTACGCAGATCGTCCAAAAGACCTGAATCTTCGATCTTACGTTTAAATCGTCGCAAGGCTTGGTTAATGTTTTCACCGTCCTTGACAGTGACTCCTGTTCCCTTACTCTTCTTGTATATCATCGTCTTCTTCTTCTTCCTCTAATTGTTGAACAATTTGGTTAAGGTCATAAATTCTATTTTTACTAATTAAATTATATGGTGTTGTTTCATCGTTAGTTATATAGTAGCTATTAGGTTGTGCTAACAAGAAAGTGATAAATGGTCTGGTCATTTTATCACAGTTATCAACATCAATGATAATACAATCTACCTGATGAGCTACGCTCAGTAGCCAACTTATATCAGTTTCGTTTTCATCAAAAATGAAAACGTTTAAATCATCGATACTCTTACTCAATATCGTTTGAAATTGTTCTTTAACTAATAAACTAGGCTTAACTAGCAGATAACTCAACGTTAAATTAAACAACTTGTCCGGTGGTGTTATCACCGTTATTTTTCCTAAGTTCATTTATACACTCTTCAAAATATTTTAATGTTTCTTCTGAGTAGCTGTAAAATCTAGGACCATTTTCTTTAATATCTTCGATAAAGTTATATAGATCTGGATCTGTATTTTTATCGACTACTAAATTTTGAAATTGATCCCTTTCGTATTCAACACGTAGTTGATCTTTAGATTTAAGTCCTGCTACCCTGCCCCAAAGACTATCACCTGTTTGTTCGCTATTCTGTACATAGCCTATCGGTCCTTGATTTGTATCTGTCCCGACTCGTCCTTGATCATGTAAGTCTTTTTTTTTGATTCGTCTAGCGGAAGATCAACGTCTAAGGCAATTTCTTTGCCATCATTGTTGATATATGTTTCACCTTTGGCTACACGTTCTTCAACGGTAGTTTGTTGGGCTAGTACTTCTTTCTCAGCTTCTTCAATCATCTTGTTCCATTTATCTAGCTCTGACTCAGTTGTACCTGGTACAACTGGTTCCTCTGGCGCTGTTATATCACCTCCTAGTGCAGTCGACAGTGTTTCGCTTGGAACTTCTCTGTGTGTTTGTTCTATTGTTTCAAATGTAGGTCCAGTTTGTATCCATTCTCCGCCTGGTTCACGGACACCTTCAAATTCTTTGACAGTATCTTTGATTTCTTCTTCTGGAATATATTCTTGGGGTTGGGGAACAATGTCATTGATACTTACAGCCTTAACGGGTTCTGCTTGTTCACGACGCCAGCCAAAGGTCATTTGTGCGGCCAATAACATGATAACTGCTAATGGGTCAAATACTACAACGATGAGTACAATAATCCATGTTACTGCTTTTTCCAACATGTTTTCGTCAGCGCCTGCATCTCCGTAGATGAACTTGGCAATGTATTTGATTGGTCCAACTTCAGCTTCTACCTTTCGAACTTCGGCACGTATAGGTGCGGCTTCTTCATTAATTTTGGCAATATTCTTTTGCTCTGCTGTGATCTCAGATTGTAAACGAGTTCGTTCTCTTTGTTGTGATTGGCGAATCGATACAGCACGGTTCGCACCTTTTTCATCAGTTGAACGTGCCATACTTTGATCTACGGCTTCGTCCATCTGTTTCAGCGCCTTGCGGTTAGCTTCGATGTTGTCTTTGCTTGTTTTGATCTTTTCGTCGTAGATAGCAATCTTACTTTGAACATCGCCGCTGACTAAGTTTTGATCACTGTGTGCTTTACTAAGAAATCCAAAAATTCCCATGCTTGTGATAATCATCAAGACTATGACAGCGGTGATCATGTAGTATTTTATAAAACGTGGAGCACGTTCCCAATTGGCTTTTAACCAAGAGGCGCAGACAAGTTTACCTACTTCTAAAGCAGACCCCATGATGATAATTGGGATCACTGCCGCAGAAAATATTGCGGTCAACCCTACTACACTATAGTAGATTGCGACCGCAGATATTGTTAAACCAGTAAGGAGCAGTAACCAGGCTAAAATCATTAGTTCATCTTAATCGAATAAAGTTGATTCGTCGATGATAGTAACTGCCACAGTACCATAAGTCTGAGCGGCTGTTGCGCCGGTTGCTGTTACTGCGATAGTTTGTTGGGTATCACCATTAGTTGGATCATACACACGTACTACTGCACTTGTTGTATCACGTATGCCCTGTGCTATTGCGTTCTTTAGTGCAATGGCAGTTGTTGTGATTGCAGTTGAACCGTCAATGGCTGTTCCAGTAACTGGGATGAAACCTGGACGATCATATGCAACTGTAAAAGATAAACTGGTTGCTTGAGCACTTCCGTTGGCTTCTGTAATAGTGATGTCACGAATTTGGCAATCACCGAATCCTGTTAAACGATTAACTATGTTGCGGAAACGCATATTACCACGTGCTCGTGCTTTGCCCAGTACCAGTGTGGTTGGTAAAGTTGTAAAACTATCCGATGCGTTTGGTGTAACTCCACCATTATCGTCACCGTCTGCGGTTGGGTAATAGGTAGTATTACTCATTGTAATAGTAGCTCTATACATTTCAGCTTGTAGCTGATTGCTGTCTTGTTGAAATCCTGATGGCATTATTATGCTCCTTATGATATAAGATATTTATCAGTAAAACACCTCTTGTACAAGTATACAATAGAGGTGCTTTACGTGCAATCTTATTGGTTTATTTAAAAATGATCATAGCCATTATACCTGCTTGTACAAAGAAACCAAATCCAATAGTTACAATGTTTAAAAAGTCCTTTTGGATCGCGGCTTTGATGAAAAAGCAGAACAATCCGGCCCATGCAAACAGCACTAGATCCACCGGAGGCATCTTATCAGTTAGCCCTGTTAGTACTGCTAACAAAGTTGGGATAGTTGCCAGGTGCATGAGGATCACAGCTATCCAACCCATAGTTTCTGCTGATAGATGTGGCGCATGTTCTTTAATATTGCTGACCCAATGATTAACATCGAGTAACCCTTTAACATTTAACTTAACTTGCTCCATAATTGCTTGTGCGTTCATAATTGATCCTTAATTGTAAAAAATATGTCTGCCGATTTTCGCCACGGGCTGTTTACCCCATTTTGGATTAACATAATCTCCGTGGAAATAAAGTGCGTTTTTAATCGAAGGTAATCTAAATCCTTCAAGTAGCACTTTCTTTGCTACTTCCATTGATTCGGTATACACCGGACCGTTCATTGGCTTGTTAATCGAAGCAGAGCTACAATACCAGCTGAACTGGCAAAGTACTTTTTCGTATACAATATTTTTTTGATATACTACTTGGCAAATGTCCGAAGGGAAATCTCCACTCTCTGCTCTGTTGATAGTAACTTGGGCCACCGCGACTTTGCCTTCAAAAGGTTCGCCACCGGCTTCATGATATATGTTACGAGCTAGACAGTTTAATTGTTTCTGTCTTAATTCTGCTGTAACTGGACTAACTGACTCTCGTGCTTCTTTAAGTTTTTGAAACTTCTGTGTTACTGCTTGATGTGCTACTAAAATTACTGCTAGTAGTACTAGGCAGTTTATTACTGTTTTGATAATGCGTATCATTTTTTTCTCCTTTACGCTGGATGAGGTATCGCTAGTACCATCATTAATTTGTTGGGCTGTTTTACGTTCTCCTTTATTAGCCAATTCTTCTTTTGCCCCAAATCCTTTGGGGACAATATATAGTTATCCTCTGTGTGTAGGTGTAAACAACTATTATTATTAAATGACATAGTTATCTCCTCATTTTAGAGATATCTACCGCCTGTTCATCACTAAAAACCGGTACAGCGTTGCTTTTATGCATGGTTGCAATGCCTTTTACCATAGTTCCGGTATATACTTTTGGGGCCGGCAAAGTGCAAGCACCACCGGTGAATGGTAAGCTCGGATGTTTGATATCTGTGCCATACCTGCTAAATGGCTTGTTGTCAGGCTTCCAAACTTCACTGGTCATAGCACGTTTGCGTTTCTTTTCTTCAGCTTCAATGCCCCAACGCTTTTGTAACTCTTTCCAGCTTTCTTCTTGCTCACGTGCTTTTCTTGCGTGTTCTGCCGAAGCGAATTTCTTTTTGCCTTTCTTTTTGCCAGTGGTACTAAGCCACGGACCTTCTAAATGCATAGTCAAAATGTTTCTCCAAAAGTTTAACAATAACTGTTATTATACAACTATCTATAGTTAAAGTCAAGTATTTTTGGTTTAAACTCTGAATGATTCGCCACACCCACAGCGATCACGTTCGTTTGGATTGATGAAATCAAACCCTTCATTTAGTCCATTGCGGACCCAATCCATAGTTAGCCCATTTAGGTAGGCTAGGCTTTTGGCATCTACTAATAATACAAAGTCGGGATGACCAAAATTAGTTACACCAACTTCAGCAGTATATTCGTCTACATATTCCATAGTATAAGCCAGACCACTACATCCTGTAGTTCTTACACCTATACGAATACCCACGCCTTTACCACGCTTGTCTAAATTTTGTTTGATTCGTTTACGTGCTGTGTCGGTTACGATAATCATGTACGGCCGCCTTGATAGCATCTTCTGCTAGAATAGAGCAGTGTATCTTAACTGGAGGTAATGCTAGTTCTGTGGCGATTTCGGAGTTTTTAAGGTTAACAGCTTCATCAATGTGCATGCCTTTAACCCACTCAGTAACCAAGCTGGAGCTGGCAATAGCTGAACCGCAACCATACGTTTTAAATTTTGCATCTGTAATGATGCCATCATCATTCACCTTGATTTGCAATTTCATCACATCGCCGCAAGCAGGGGCACCAACCATACCGGTTCCCACAGTAGGATCATCTTTAGCAAACGATCCTACATTGCGGGGATTTTCATAATGGTCGATGACCTTGTCGCTGTATGCCATACAGTATTTATAGTATTATTTTACTTCTTTACGAGCGTTCTTAACTGCGGTAACGTCATTACGAGCTTCTTTACATAATTTAGCAAGCTCTTGTAAGTGTTTGCGAACACGGGTGCCGGCAGCGCCAACTTCTTTGTCGTAGAACTTCTCGAAGTCGCCTTCCATTGCTTCTACTAATGCTGTGAATTCTGAATATTTATTTGTAGCCATTTAATTCTCCTTTAAGGCAAGTACCAAGTACTTATACCTAGTGTACAGGGGTCGAAATTAAATGTCAAGCCCCGTTGGCGAATACATTCGGGCTTCCAGCGGTAATTGCACCACCATCTGTGGAATCATTCTTTCGGGCTATTGAGATATTGCCGACGAATACATTGTCAGACCCAACATTGATAACGGCAGGGTGATTAACACAGTTACTGCCGGAATTTATAGTATGAGAGGCAGTCGGATTACCTTTACACTCTACAGCAATATTATTAGCATAGACTTTGGCAGTGGCACCAGTTGGGCCTACTACAGTCGTAGTTGCATCACAACCGTGTCCGGTTGTTGTTGGATCGCCTTGTCTAGCTACTGCTGGCATTATACTAACTTAATACCAGTGGTACTTTCGATAAACTGTTTGGCAAACTGTTCGTCAGTTGGTTCAGCTACTGTAACTGTGGATTTTTGCAGTTTAATTTCTTTGTCTGGGCTTACTGTAAACAAATACGGCATTAGTCCCGGACCTTTTGGTCCATGCCCGATAACTTGTGGATTTTTTAGTGTATAATGGAGTGGACCATCTTCTACCAATTTAGCCACAAGCTCTTCACCGCTTGTTAGTTTTAGTGTAACTACTTCGCCTTCTGCAAAACCTTTTGAAATTAACATATTATACCTTTAGTGTGTTGAAAAATTCTTCGTCTTTACCAGCTAGGCCTTGATAGCCGCCTGGAAGGAGAACGCCGTCCTTGAAAATTTGTGGAACCGAACGTAGACCTTGTTCCATTAAGAACTCTTTAGCAGTTGGCTCGTCTTCCATTTTAATTACTGTGAATGGTATCTCTTTGCTTTCTAATAGTGCTTTTGCTCTGTCGCAAAATGGACAGTTGTTTTTACTGTATACTGTAATCATATTATAACTCTGGTAACTCACTGTAGTCAATAGCTTCACTCATGATGCCAATGACATAGTTTGTACTCTCATTCTCCTGTAGGGCTGTTTGTTTTTTGCTAGTGTCACTATGTTTATTAAACCAAGGAATAGGTGTTGACTTTGGCGCAGGATTATTATATTTAATTCCAACATCCTTAAGGGCATTTATTGCTGTAAAATCAACAAACTCTTTTAAAATATTAGCATTAAGTCCAATTACCGGACCTCTGCTAAACAGATAGTCTGCCCATTCCTTTTCTTCACGTATAACATCCATATACATATTATACACTTCTTGTTCACATTCTGCACGAGCTTCGGCAAATCGAGGATCTTCTTTTACTACACTATTGATCATTAATGCAGTCCATTCTTTGTGTAGTATCTCGTCCTGCAGGATCAAACTGATAATATTGCCATTACCAATAAAGATCTTGTTCTCAACCATAGCTAAACTTGTAGCAAAGCTAACCATAAATCGGAAAGCTTCTAAAGCATAGCTGGCATGTAGTGCTAACCAAATTGCTTTGATGTGAGTTTTTTCATTAATATTTTCGCCTGCTTCTTTACGGCAGTTGATAAGATGCAATGCATCATAATAGTTTCCAACACTTGATGCCATTTCAACTATTTCTTTAGTATCATGTATTGTATTAAAAATATCTTTTGGTACATTATAAATGTTACGAATAATATGGCTATAACTACGGCTATGTATATTAGTTTCAAAGAAACTCCAATTGTACATCAATGCCTCTACTTCCGGCAATGAACATACTGGAGTAAACACCTGTGCTGGGCCGCGGCCTTGTAAACTGTCTAAGGCTGTTTGTCGTAGTAAGTTGCTAGTGAAGATATGCTTGACAGCATCACTTGCATCTTTAAAGTCGTTACTATCTTTAGTTAGACTAATCTCTTCAGGTACCCAAAAGAAACCACGTGCTGTCTGCTCAATCTTTTGAATCTTAGGATATTTAACTTCTTCAAAGCGTTGGATAGTAACTGGACCTGCTGGGTCTAAGAACATCTTACGGCCCAGGTAGTCTGTCTTTGTTTTTAAATTATATTGTTCTTTGCTCATTTTAATATTTTCCTGAAGCAAGCACTATCTTGCAAATGTGTTCTAATCTTTCTATATGTTCGTATGCTCGCCAAGGAGTATTGCCAATGGCTACCACACCGTGCCCTTTGATTCCTACTATATCAAATTTTATGTTGCCATCTCGATCCAACCCCAAGTTGCGATGACATTCATCGCCTAGTTCTTGGCTGATAGGAGCAACATCGCCTACGTTAGGTGCTACTCTAGTGTATCTGTTCAATTCTGGAAATGAATCACTAACAGTGCCTAAATCAATGCCGGCATGCATGGCCGCAATACAGTATGTAGGATGTACATGTACAACTACACGTACATCGTCTTTGTGTTGACCTAATTCTTTCTGTAGTCCAAAGTGCAAGGGCATTTCTCCTGTGGGTTCTAAATTGCCTGACAAGTCTGTTTGTTCAATAACTTCCCATGTGTAATTAAAAACGCCAGTACCGTGTCCGCTATTGATAGTTTTTTGTATAGAGATCTTTTTAAACATCTCTGGTTGCATGTTTTGTTTACGCACACCACTAGGTGTTACATAAAAATGATCACGATCGTGATGTCGTATAGAAATGTTACCATCTCTACTGGTAATCCAATTGCGCTTGTAAGCGTCTACTAATATGTCACAACAAGTTTCTAGCATTATATTTCGTTCTTATAGTTAAAAATACTTATATTGTTTTATTAAATGTTTAATTTCTTTTAATTTTTCTTTGTACAATTCATTGTAGGGCTCTTGATAATATCTAGTGCCTGTTGGCACAAGTTTATCATAATCATATTGTATGCGATAGCATAGTCTATCGGCGATGCCGCCTAGTCGTCTATGTAGAGTAATACTGTTATCAAATAAGCAAATATCGTTATCCTGTTGGTACCAGTGATCGTATATAAATTTATCCACAAACAACGTACTGTTAATATAATCAAATATACGAGTACTATCAGCTTTGCTCATGCCTTTAATAGAGTTTATAGTGTTGACACTATAATGAAGACCTTTGATGCCGATTGGACTTGCGATAACCAACGGAATTTCTATCGGTGCTGGGCACATGTTTCTATACATGATGTCGTCCTGTTCTTCACGTAGTCCCGGATTTATTTTACCCGGACTAAATTCGTGTTGTATGATCATTTCGTCTAGTTCACTACGAAACGATTCACTTTGTTCTTCATACCAATCGGTGGTAGTAACAAATCCAGTTGCACTCCCAACTACCCCACTATGGCCTAGCAATGCAACACCTGGACTAAATTCTAAATTGCCTGATTCGTTCGAGTGCCATAATAGTTCACCTTCTGCAAACATACCGATGGCTCGCCCATTCTCATCTTTCTTGCCAGATACCCGTAGCATTGCTGTATTAGGTCCAACTTCATCTACGCAAAGTACGTTGATTAAATTCTTAACCCATTCTTGATCAGCAGGTTCAATTGCTTCACCATGTATTTCTGTTTCACCATATAGGTGTCCAACACTAGGAACACTATGTTTTTTATTCAATCGTAGTGCTTCTAATGCCTGTTCAGTGCCCCACTTACATATCCACTGTTCATATATCTTAGGCTCAACTTTAACATCACGTATTATAGTTACTAGTGTTTCTAAATGTAGTTTTCCAAGTTCCATCCATTCTTCATTAGTAATAGTGTTAAAGTCTAAGTCATCGATGAACACTCCAAATCTGCCTAGGCCAGGGATCTTACTAATCTTCATAGATATTGTCTCCCGATGTCCCAACCTTTACGTAGTTTAAAATATCGCCAGTGATATATGTAATGTTTGTACACAAGTGTAAATCCAATCACATATTGATCATTATTAAAGTTGATCATAGTTTGCATGCCTCGCAGTCATCTTCAATTTCTTCTTGATGGTATCCATTGATTTGAACACCATTAACTTGCAATTCTGGTTGTGCTTCTTCTGTAGCCTTACTACCCTGTTTGTTAATCAAACTATAGTAGAAAGTTTTAATGCCCCATAGTTGAGCTTGCATTAAGTTCTTGACAATCAATGTAGTAGGCACTTTTCGATCAGCCCAGTGTGCTGGATTATAAAATGTATTAGTACTAATACTCTGATCAACATATGCCGCAATGACTGCCGCTGTTTTTAAATAGCCAGTACAGTCTTTCTGTTCCCACATGAGTTGATACTTGTTCTTCAACTTGTGATACTCTGGAACAACCTGTACAAATGAACCAGCCTTGCTTTCTTTAACACTGATAAGACTCATTGGCATTTCAATACCGTTGGTGCTGTTAATAACAACGCTAGAACTTTCTACCGGAGCAACTGCCATCTGTGTAGCATTACGGACGCCATATTCTTTCATTTGTACTCGCAGTGTTTCCCAGTCAAGTTCAGGAGCAAAGTCTGCTAGCTCATTTGCACCCTTAGCACGAAGTTCCCACGGAAATGTACCTTGGCCGTAACGTGTTTGGTCACTGCCTTCGCAACGCCCACGTTCTTTTGCCAGTTCAACTGTTGCTTCCGTTAAGTAGAATGCTTGATGCTCCATCCAAGATTTAACATCTTGTAGAGAATCCTTCTCACCGTACTTGAGCCCACGCTTGGCATGCCAGTAGGCCAAGTTTGTAATGCCAATACCTAGCGGGCGAATCTCATCGTTACTTAACTTGCTCTGGATACTCAAGAAGTCTTGATAGTCTAAGATGTTGTTAAGACTGCGATGAAGTATGCGGCAAGCCCGGCGCATGTCTTCTGGATTACGGAAAGCACCCCAGTTGATAGATCCCAGTGTACATAACGCAATGCGTCCTTCTGCATCATCAAGTCGCTTGAATGATTTAGTTGGTAATAGAATTTCACAACATAAGTTGCTTTGGTAAATTGTATGGTACTCGGGATCGAACGGACCTTGATTTTGTACATTGTCAATGAACACTAGATAGATACGTCCTGTATCAGTACGTTCTTTTAGTATACCGCTCTTGAAAACTTCTTCAGCTGACATTGTTTTAGTACGTAGGTCTTTACGCTTTTCGTATTTTACATACAGTTCTTCAAAGTGTTCTGTATTTTGATAAAACGCTTCGTACAAGTCAGGTACTTCATTAGGATCAAAGAAGGTTATGTCTTCTTTGTTTTTAAATCGTCTCCAGAAGAAAGCACTAAGCACAACCCCATAATCCATATGACGGACTCGGGTTTCTTCTGTTCCTTGGTTGTTCTTAAGTACAATAAGGTCATCA